AGTAAGTGTGTCTGTTGATACAAGAGATACTAGTGTTGAGTTAGCACCTGCAGGTAACATTAAAGTATTTGTAACACCTGCAGAGTGAGGTTGACCATATACTTTTTGTCCATGACTGTTGCTTTCACAGTTAAAGACTATTGCACCTGAGTTAGTGTTACCCCTTACAACAACTGTACCTGTTCCATTAGGAGCTAAGTCAAGAGTAGCGTTAGAGGTAGTAACAATATCATTTCCGTTTAAATCTAAATTACCACCTAACTGTGGCGTGGAGTCTTCTGCTACATTAGCTAAATCTCCACTTGAACCAGTACCTGCAATAATAGCACTTCTACTAATCTTTTTAAGACCACCACCAGATGTGTCTACAGCGAGAAGTACGTCATCATCTGCTGCTGTACTAATTTCACTTAGTGAAGTTATTAGAGTAGGATTAAAGTTTGTACCGTCTGCAATAAGTAAAGCACCTGCAGTATTAGTAGCCATTGTAAGATCGTCACCACTAATAGTAAGATCACCACCTACAACTACGTCACCGTTAAACGTAGCTTTACCTGCAAGAGCCATGTCAATGTCAAGAGCAGTAATAGCACTAGAACCATCTGTGCCTTTAATAGTAAAGTTTTTATCTGCTGTTTCTACAGTAAATACTGCATCACTAGAATCATTTTTAAGTGTAAGTATAGATGTACCAGAGGCTTTAAAAAACACTTCATTTCCTGCAGCGTCAAGTATAATGTCACCACCTGAGTCTAGTGTAATGTCCGTTCCATCATTAGTAATTGTATCAAGAGCAATGCTACCAACGTTTGTAATGTCAGCATCACCGAAAGAAGTAGCAGCCAGTGTAGTAGAACCAGATACAGTTAAAGCACCAACATTAGCTGTGTCAATACTACCTGTATCAATGTTAGCTGTACCATCTATGTACAAGTCTTTAAACTGTAACGCACTAGAACCTAAGTCTACATCGTCATCCGTTGTAGGTAGTATTGATCCGTTGTTAAACGTAATCTGTGTCTCACCACCTGTAGTAATTGTAATTACATCAGAGCCACTAAATGCTATGCTTGTGTTAGAGTCAGCATCACCTGAGATACTGTCTAGAGATATGTCACCTGCGTTGGTAAAGTTAGCATCACTAAGGTCAAACGTACCTGTTACATCTAAGTTACCGCCTACAGACAGGTTGCCTGATATATCTACTGCACCGTTTATGTCTATCGTTGTAGCAGCAAGTTGTATTTCTGTATCTGCAACAAGGTCAAGCTGACCATCTGCACTAGAGTTAATGTAAATAGCTGTGTCACGAAACTGTAGTTTTTCTGTAGAGGCAACGAGTATATCATCAGAAAACTCAAAGTAGTCCTCGTCTTCCATCCACTTAAACACACCATCGTTACTCTCACCGTCAAAGGTAACTGTAATATCTGTACCTGTTGTAGCGTCACCAATAGTAATATTAGTTCCTAGTAACTTAGTAATAGGGCCACCCTCTCCTGCCGTACCATCGTGAGTGTGGCCTGTGCTTGCTGCAAAGGCAGCTAAAAGTTGATCGTATTCGTTGTTAAACAGATCGGCAGTAATAACATCACCGTCTGTAAAACTAGATTGTCTCGTGTATGTATTACCCATCTAACGTCTTGCTCCTACTTGATATTCTAATTGAAACCCTTTAAGGGAGTATGGTGCAGTTTCTCCACCATCTTTAATTTTTAATGCAACAGAAAAACCTGAACCTTCTACTGGCTGTCTTACAAGTGGCTGTGAAGGACCACCAAAAACAAACTGTGCAGCACTGCTAGTTGTACTAAAAGTTGCTGTACCAAATAAAGCAGCTACGTCTGAAGTATCTAAAGCATAAGGAGCAGGTCTTGCTGAATCTGTAGATTCGTTATCATATAACATTAACAAATCTGCATCAATCGCTGACTCAGGTTTGTAGTTAAGGATAACTCTTTGCATGTGTTTTCTAACACCAGTATCTCCAAAACTTAAATCTGGACTTCTATATCTACCTAATATTGATGTTCCATCAAAGGTGTTGCCCTTTTCCTGTCTATGAACATATCCTGAAAAGTCACCATGTATAACTCTAACATCTCCATCAACAACTAAAGTATCTGTAGCTGAAGGTTTTACCCCACGTATTTCAGCAAATTCAAATTTATCTGCTCTTCTAACACAAATAATACCTTTTGTTATTTTTTCACCCTGTCCTACTTTTGAGAAAAATATTCTGTACTGTGTTTTATCTGGTATGACTACACTTTCAAATACTGTTGAGTCTTTAATATTAACATCAAATATAGACTGTACATTTTGTGTAATAGCACCAAGAGCCGTATCACCAATTCTTGCAGTAGCAGCAACAGTCCTAAGTCCATCAGGACCAAGGAACAACAAGTCACCTGCAAATTCTTGTATAGTATCTTTATTAACACAACCAATGTCTCTAGTAACTGGCTGTATAGCAAAGTCACTAAGAGTAGATCCTACCATTTTAAATATTCTATTTTCACAAAATATAAATAAAGAATCCCTAAATACTTTTAATCCAACAATGTTATCGTCTACTTTAATAGTACCTGCACCTTGACCTCCTGTAAAACCATCTTCATTAAAAGGTTCACTAAACACTAAGGTCTGAGGCGTAGTAGACTTACCTGCATAAAACATGTGAGATTTAAAAGCTACAACTATTGTAGAACCTGCAACAGAACTTTCGCTTACATCTGTTGCTGATAAAGAAGAGTTAAAAATAGTAGGGGCATTTGCACCATCTACAACAATAATCTTTTCAGTACCGTCAAAGTTATATCTTTCAAAACTATACTTACCTGCACTAGTTCTTCCAGTATCTCGTTCAGTCCAAGACTCTGACACTGCATCGTCAACAGCATGATCAGCAGCAGTTGTACTTGACGTAGCACGAGTTACACCTGTAAAAGTACTAGCAGTAATACCAGTGTATGTAAATAACTCATCGTTTATTTGTAATGTTCCGCTAGAAGAAAAACCTGTTGTTGAGTCTACGTTTAAAGTTCCCGATCCTGTCATACCTGTGCCAGATGCAACTTTATTTGTAATTTCAGTAGACGCAGAACTAAATATTTTCTCACCTCTAGCTGCTACTATTTTATCTGCAAAGTTAGCAACCATAAGTATTTTTTCATCAGAACTAGAGGTCTGAGGTACTTGTTGATTTACGTATTTACGAAAACCGTTTATTCTCCTGTAACCACCTTCAATGTCAGGCTCAAAGTTTTCTAACTCTAATGCTTCTCCTGGTTGCATTAAAAAGGTAGAACGATTTAAAACTAAACCGCCCTCACAGTTAAATGCTGCAGGTTGAGCCTGAGAATAATCTGGCATTACGAAATAACTCCTGACATAAAGTTAGCAGAACCTCTAGGAGTTATAAGAACTGTTGACCTTACGTACTCATATTTATTGATAAGCAAGCTCTGCATATTCTTAATGCCCTGCTCAAACCTACCAAAATTTAATTGATACTGTTGCATCTCACCACGATACTGATACACAAAAGCTGTAGCACCGTCTACAATTACAGGACCAAATCTGTCTGGTATACTTGTAGTATCTCCATGTGCAGATAGATCAGATGGAAATGTAAAGTAATCAAATGCAAGTGTATACTGTTTATCTGGAAAAGGATAAAGTAAATAATTATTATCAGGAGTACGTACTATGTTTCTAGGTACGCCACCATTATCAAACTGTGTTACTGTTGTACCATCTGCGTGTGTAGCAGCAGTTGTACTATTAGCACCTCTAGTGCAGCCTGTAAGATCATTACCTAAGATAGCAGTGTAACTAACTTGTTCACCGCCAATGTACACTTTACCTGATGTAGCAAAGCCTGTAGTAGATGTTAAGGTAAGAGTTTCTACAGAACTTGAGTGTGATCCATTTAAAGTTGTTGATTCTATTTCGTCTTCTTGATTAGCATATTCTTTTTGAATATATTCATTATAATTAAGTGCAGTTAAATTATTACCAGAGTTACCAATATCATCATCTTTTTTAATTCTTGCAGTATTATAGTCTACTGATTTGGTGCTTGTAGGTAAACTGTACCTTACTACACCTGGAGTTAATGTAGAGCTATTAGAGGCGTGATTAAAAGAATAACCAAACTCTCTTTGATTTATATATCTAATAGCTTGATTAACAGCATTTTGACATTGTACTTGAACTCCTCTAGCACTAGCAAATGTAGTAGATGTAAGCACTACTTCATTCATGCGTGTGATAACATCATTAGTTAATGAGAGAAATGTCAAAGCCATATTTTTTCCTTTAGATAAGCTAAGAGGGCCAACCTAAGTCAGCCCCCAAAGTTATTTTATATTAAGTCACGTTGTGCGACTGCAGCTTCTGTCTGTGCAGCAGAAACATCCACAACTACTGCATAGACACGTAAGCGTCCAGTTGCAGCAGCAGCACCTGCGACTGTAACATCAATGGTATCTGCAGCACCCACAAGAGCCAAAGACTCTGCGGCATACGTAGAAGCAGCACCTGTATTAACAACGTTAGCTTCACCGTTAGTACCTTTTGCAAGGTATGTACCTGCTGCAGCATCTAGTGCTGCACCATCAATGATGTCATCTCCACCACCAAAGTCAATATTACAAGTACAACTTGCAGTAAAAGACTTCATAATTTCAGCACCTGCAGCAATCACAATGGATTCAGCAGGAACTTCTAGTAGTTGAAAAACGTCACCGTCTGCAATAGTAGCACCTGCAGTAATCATAGCATCAATATCTAAGATTGCCTCCATAGTGCGTACTGTATTTCCTATTACAGTTGGAACTGCAAGAACGTCTGCACCAACACCTGCAGTAGAAGCGAGAGTCATATCAAAAGTAGCCATAAGTTATATCCTCCCTTACGCTGCGTTATAACGAGCAGTTACGATTGCTTCAGGACGAAGAATCTTTC